TAGAGCCTTCTGTGCGGATGATCCGGCACCTGACTTATCATGGTCAGGTACAGCGTCCCACACATCAAGCGATTCAACGCCCGGACGAACTCGGTAAAGATTGATGGGAGGATTGCATTGAAGAGCATACCCTCTCACAATGTCGCCGAACTGATAGGGCGTCATATCATCCCATAAGGCATATGCCCTATGTTGCAGCGATGATAAGGAAGCAAGAGTTTCCAGCTTGTGGTCATTATTAACCTTAAGCAATGCTGTGGCTCTTGGAGGATATAACGCCTTGCGGGGCCAGTATATTGATGTGCATTCGATGCCATCATCATACCACTCGCCTCCACAAGTCTCGCGGTACCTCTCCTCGCAGAACGACTTATCGGTGTTAACGATAAATCCTGCTCGGGTCAGGATATCCACGAGCGTAGGGTAAACATCGGAGTGAACGATAATATCGTCACCGTAACTACACCCTAGCATACGGGTGCACTGGGCTCTAGAAAGCCCTGCGAACCGGCAATAGGTCTCTGTCGCCAGTCGCATAAGTGCGTAGAACAGGATGGACTCCATCACAAAAGTAATCGGAGATCCAGACGTCGCCCACATATACTTCGTGAACGGTTTCTTCCCAATAGCAAACTGTGTGCTGTCGTATTTACGTACAGCGCGCGTTACGTTAGCAGGGAAGACGTCCATTACAAGGTCATAACGGATACTGTCAGATGCGGATGAAAGGTCCACAGTGGCAAAGTTACCCATCACAGCCCCATAACGACCGAGGGATTGGTTCGTTGATTGATCGTGAATATCTATCTCCGCACCAAACCCATTGCGCTCGATGCACTCCTCAAGTGCAGCGCGGATGGCCTGAAGCTGATAAGAGCGGTAGGCCGACTCTCGGGCAATAATCCTATGCGTCTTGTAATTCTTGGGTACAGCGAGAACCTCACTGCAATACCAAGGCTGAGGGTAAGTTCCCCCATGCACAGGCACATACCACCCGAAAGTATCAAAGCGGTGCTTCACGGCACACGCGTTGGATAAAGGGTACATATATGTCCCCAAATAGCATTCCTCATCGGAATAAGCATGCAATTTCTTAGCCAAAATAGCTGGAGCATCGCAGCACGATCCCGATGAAAAACGCCTATCGGCGTCGCTGACCTTAAAGCCTTTACAGATCTTGGAAATTATTTCCCTAAGACCTGCAATGAGCCATACAGGCAGTTCTGAGCGCTGGATAAGCTTGCATCGATTATTGACATCGATGAATTTGCGGATAGACTTATCCTCAAGCTTATCAGCTCCGATAAATGTAAACCTTTTACCAAACCTCAGAAACTGCAACAATTGAGTTTTGTCGCAATTCTGAAAATCTGTTTCAAGGTGGGACAACCAGGTAGCCACGGTCGCATCGTCAGATACGCGCACGACCCGCTGGTCCGCATACTCACTGCACTGTGCAATGGTTTTGCTGATCCCTGACTCAACGAACGCTCTACGCAGTAAATAACTGCATTTCACGGAGATGTCGTCGGCCAATTTGGTCCACAGAAATGTGAACACAGCTGTCTGGAAGGCATTAGCCTCCACGAAAACATTAGGGTTGGAACTCAAAATACATGAGTCTATGCTAAGACATGTCTTAGCAAAGTTTAAATCCACATTCATTATGAGTCTCCTTTCTGCCCCTTAGGGCGGTGAAATTGTTTAGGGAGGTTGTCACTTAGTCCTGAACGGGCTTAAGCATACCGCGCATCATATCGCCAAAACGCCAAGCACCTGCAGATGTTCTGCAAGCACCGATCAGACGATTAACGACGGTTTCAACCTGAGCGGCGGTAATATTACCAGACAGCTCATGGCGAATTGTAAGGTAAGCGACAATGGGGTTATCAACCTCAGGCTCACCATCGCCGGAAGTGCGCAGGATGTCATCAACGCGGATCTGATACTGGATAGCATCAGTTACACGCGCAGGATTCTGCACAGTTGCCTTAGAATCAACTTTCTTCATAAACTTATGAGAGAAGCTGATAATTTCAGGCTGGTCGAGAGGGCATGTAGTGTTACTCAGCATAGCTGTGTTATCATCCGCCGGAATCTCGCCATAATTTGTGACCACTTTCACCTCAGTGGGTGCGATGGTCTTTGTTGATGCCGTCACATTAGTGAAGGCAAATTTGGAAGTACGTGCCATAATAGGCCTCCTTTCTCTCCTGCCTATGATAGGAACAGGGCAAACGTATCAGTGATACGCATTAATAATGTTTTACTACTCGTACGTGTACGGGTGTAAAACGGGAGCGCAGATGGTGCTGCATTGGAGCCTTGCAACCTTACATAGGTCGTTTGGTATCCGCCATCCACAAAGTATCGTGTGGTCATACTATACCACACTTCGAGGGGCTTCAACTCTAAGGATTTACGATGATCCTCAAAGGTCTCTAGCATACCCCCGATATCCAAGAACCAGTCAACCACAAAGCTATATGGGATCATATCCCATGCGTTATAAAGCGATAGCTTAAGGCCGAACTGCTTCTCAAGGGTTTGAGCAAACCCGTGCGGGAGGATATCCTGCACAGCTAGTTTGATGCCACAGCGGTATTCAACATCGCCATATCGGTATGACCCGTATGTCGTCATTGTTTGGCCGTTCAGCATCAGCGCGCCTAAACGCGCACTAACATTGGCAAGCTCAGAAAGGTCTAATTCGGACGTCTTTAACACGTACCTATAAGTCAGCCAGGCGTCCCCGGCCGTCTTGGGGATTGATAAACCCCGACCTTTGAAAAAGTTCCGTATGAACGTCACGCATTCTAGGATGTTGGCTATCATATTACATGAAGCCTCCGGTAGGCGTGATGCAGCATCCGTATACGCGCTAGCAAACGCACGCGCATGTACGCTGTTCATACAAATCCCGAGATCTTTTACTCCATAGTACGTCTCTAACTCCGAGTCCTTGAACGTGAATTCAGGCTCAGGCGGGATTGGAAGATCTTGCTCGCAGAATGAGGGGTCAGACGCAAAACCAAAGCGTCCGCTAGGAATCCCCTTGTAATACTTGGAGAACCAATAGGCAGGCGAGTCATCCAAGACATTGTTAGATGTAGCAACGTCTTGCGAACCACCATAGCCTTCTTTGATCCACCTATACCCGTATGTATTGAAATAGTATGTGATACTATCCTCAAACATAAAACGGATATAGTTTAGCGAGCAGAAAGAGAGAGTGCACCAGCCACTACCAAGATGGATTATTGCACGGTACCAACCGTTGGCACATGCAATCCACTCGGTGCAGCCGCCACAGACGACTTTAACGGTGTGCCCTTTCGGCGCTAACTCTTGCGCCTGTTTTAAAACAACAGGGTCAGCACTATAGGTTACGCCTGTAGTGATTAACTCTGAGTGAACCAGGGGGGCTGATCCAGCCACTCCGTCTCTCTCCCAAAACGTTTTAAAAGGTTTAAAACGAGGAGGGGGTTCACTGGGAGTACCTACGTCATGTTGTATGAAGTAGGCAACCTTCCGCCATTCATTAGTGAAAGCGAATGTCAGATTAGTCATATCTGTCTCC